AGTGCTATCGTATTCCAAAGGATAGACACTTGTTTGGATAAAACCATTAATTTTCCACAAGAATTTAATGAAAGCCATCTATATTCAGTAGGAATAGACTTGGGTAAATATGATGATTTTACAGCAGTTACTGTCGTAGATAGGTCAACAAATACAGTTGTAGAGTTTCAAATGTTTCAAGGTGATTGGGAGTCCCAGTTTCCGAGAATAAAGGATATTATAGACCATTATGGGGAACCGATGGTATGGGTTGACTCAACAACTGCTTCTGCTGGAGATGCTTATGTAGAGCAGCTACAAAGCGAAGGATATAACGTTACTGGGTATAAAATACAGAGCAACGTATCTAAAAGACAGCTTATTGAGAAATTAGTTATCCTGATACAGAATAGTGCGATAAAGATACCAGATAATGAATACACGCAGGACTTGATAGACCAGATTAGAGCATTCGGATTTTCAAGGAACCCATCTGGGGTCATAACATATCAAGCACCACAGGGATTAAAAGACGATGCAGTTCTCTCTTTAGCACTTGCTTGTTATGAACTGGAAGAACAGCCGTTGGGTGAATATCAAGACCTGACAAAAGAGATTATTAAGTTTCCAGAGCAAGATTTTGAATAATATGACTAAGAGAAGGTGGGGAAATTTTAAAATATTACTAAAAGGAAAGGGATTTTGGGTAAAAAGACTCAGCTTTAATGGTGGTAGTATCCACTATCAAGACCACAAAAAAAGAGACGAGATGTGGTTAATCTATGTTCCTGCTGGTTGTAAACACCAAATAAAAGGAACTGGGGATATTATGGAAATAGCCATTGGCGAGGTATTAGAAAAAGACGTTAAACATTATAAAGACAAAATATGATAATTAGAAATAAAACAGCGTTTTTACAAAATATACCAGGATTAACATATCTATTTGAACCATACGAAGAAAAGGTTATAGATGACCAGAACGACTTAAAATATGTCAGAACCAATTTGAACCCTGACATTTTTGAAGTTGTAGAGGCAAAACCAATAGAGCAAGAAATAGAAGTAGAGCCAGAAATAGAGCAAGAAATGGAGATAGAAGTTCAAACACCAAAAGTAGAAGATAAACCAGTTTTCACTTGTGAAATATGTGGAAAGGTTTGTAAATCAGAAATAGGGCTAAGGGGTCATCAAAAAACCCATAAAAAGAAATGAAACTTGAATATATACCAACAGATAGCGATTTAAGGGCTATCCAAATAATAAAAGACGAAAAGACCAGCTGGGAAGACGGAACTTGTTTTGTTACAGACAACAAGAGCTACAAAATGCTTGGAAGTGATGGTATTATTCAAAAATCAAGAAAAAACTATCTTGGTTTATTTGAAAATGATATAGACCCGCTTACTGGGAAGAAAAAGATGTTTGTTCCTATGACAGAAGATATGGTTGAATCTATTGTTAAAAATATAGATATTGATTCGGCTGATATAAATGTAAGGGCGACAAATCAAAATGGAACATCTTCAGCAACTATCATAGAATACCTCTTAAAGTATTTTATGAGAAAGAACTTCTTTGGAGAATTACTTAATGAGATGATAAGAATTTTCTGTATAGATGGAACTGTTGTTCTGAAGACGTATAGGAATATAGACAGAAAACTTAAAAAGCAAGTTATCAAATCTAAAATAGTTGATTCAACTAACTTTTTAATAGACCCGACAGAAGAAAACATACAAGATGCTGGAGCTGTTATAGAGAGAAATGTTCTTAAATTATCAGAAGCACAAAAATACCCTTGGGATAATCTTGATTATCTTGAAGGTTCTAATAATATAGGCAAATTAGGGATACTTGATGGAATAAACACTCAAGGAAAAACACAAGTTCCTTATGTTGAAATATTTGAAAGATGGGGAGAATTACCACTTTATTGTATAACTGGAAAAGATAAAGATGCTGATACTTGGGTAGATACTGTAGCGATAATTTCTAATATAGATAATAATCCAATAGTTCATAAGATAGCACTTAATAAATCTGGTATTAAACCATATGAGGAGTGTAGATTCAGAAAGATATTTGGAAGATGGCACGGCAGGGGTGTTGGAGAAATCCTAATGAAATTACAGGCATATCTAAATGAAACAATAAATTTAAGGTTAAATAAAGCAAGGGTATCTCAAATAGGGCTATTCAAATACAGAAAAGGTTCAGGAATTACCCAACAGCTTATATCATCTCTTATTTCTGGTGGGGCAATACCAGTAACCAGAATGGATGATATACAAGAATTAGCCATATCAGATATAAAGGCATCTTCATATCAAGACGAACAGAATATATATAATTGGGGACAGAGAGCTACTGGCTCTTGGGATGTTGGAAGAGGAGAAGCCCTACCAGTATCTCAACCAGCCACTACTGCTGTTTTACAGGAGAGAGGAATGAGAAGTGGGTTTGATTTAATTCAGGAGGGTCTCGGAATATTTCTATCAAGATTATTTGAGAGGCATATTATTCCTCTAATAATAGAGATAGTTAAGGACAAAGAGGTTATTTCAATTATCGGTTCTGCTAAGGAATTAAAGGAAATAGACGAGAATGTAATAAATAACAAAATAAATGAAATCATAGTTAATAGCTTAGCTTCTGGAAAAGGAATACCACCAATAGGATTTCTTGAAAAAGTAAAAGAAATGATGAAGCAGGGATTGGCTGTCTTTAAGAAAACAAGATACATTTCTATTACAAAGAGTGCTTTGGAAAAATGGGAATATCAGGTTGAGGTTATTATAACAAACGAGGCATTTAATAAGGCAGTTATAGTTAAACAGCTTAACGATATGTTATTAACCTATTCAAGGATACCAGGAATAAATATAGATATTGATGCTATCTTTAAGGAAATACTTGACCTTATGGGTATTGGCGGAGCAAGATTCTTAAAAATGAAAGAAGAGGTTGCTGGGACAGCACCAGCTACAAATGTTCCTGAGGTATCACAAACAAGACCACTTGAAGAAACTGAAATGGCAGGTGAGGCAATGACACAAGAAAGATATGGAAGATAATGTTTTAAGCACATATAACGATAACAGCAGAAAGAACTCAATGGGAAAGGGTGTTGTAAAAAAAGATAATAAACCTAAATGGTTAAAAAATGAAAAAACCATCACCAGAAGAAATAAGAGAACTCGTTAAAAAGGAAGCATTTCAATGGTATTTAGAAAGATTGGCTTTCAGAATGAACCAGATAGATACTGTAAGGAATATAAATAAAGATAATCTTGAGGAGGCGTGGGCTTCAAGAATGGCAATAGAAATAATAGAACAGACATTAGCAGATATTTATCAAGACGGAGAGATAGAAAAATACCAGAAGAAAGTAGTTGAAAATGAAGATAATATAGTGAAAGCGTTGAAAGACATAGATTACTAAGAATACTAAAAGTATTAAAGGTCAAAGGGGAACCTCACCCTGTAATGAGGAAGTAAGTTCTTTGCAACAAAATGGCAAACGAAACAAACCTATCATCTACCAACTCTGAAGAGTTAGAGCTTGACTCTCCAGAAGGAGAGGAAGATGTTTCTACAGACGAAACTAATGGTGGTGAATCCACCAATGCTTCGGAGAAGGAGATTGATATGGAAAAAATTGAGAAAGTCACGGGTAGGAAATTCAAAGATTTAGGAGACTTTGAAAAACACTATAAAGAACTTTCAAGTTTCGTTGGGAAAAACCCAAAAGAGTTAAAGGAAAAGGCAGAATCTTTTGATAAAATAATGGCTGATGCAAATCACGCTATCAAAGAATCAAAAGAAGGAAAGTCTGACCTTAACGAAAATGAGGTTTCCCAACTTAAAAAGAAAGTTGAAGAAATGGAGTTTATCAGAGATTATCCTGAGTCAAAAACCCACCTTGATATAATTTCTTCCTTTGCAAAAGGCAAAAATATCTCCCTTAAAGAAGCATACGAAGACCACTTAAAAGATTTAATATCTTCTAAGTCGGAGTCTGAAAAAGCTAAGGAGCAGGAACAATTTATAGGAGTAGAAAGTAAAGGAAGATTATCGCAAGGCAGGTCAGTAAAAATAAACGAAATAGCCCAAAGAGTTATCAAAAGTAATTCTGATGAGGCTAAGGAAGACCTCGTAAGAGAATTCTTTAAAAAATAGTTTATACTGACTGCTATAAGGGTAATCTAAAACTATGGCAGCAGATAATATTCTAAGGACATATAGCGATGCGTCAAGAAAAGATTCAGTATTGCCGTTAGTAGAAATATTAACAGCGAAAGAGAATTATTTCTTAACAAATCTTGGTAAAACCAAAGCTACCGACCCAGTCCACTCCACATTAACAGACACTTTGGAAACAGCCGCCTCTGGAGCAGTCGCCGAAACAGGTGACTTCAGCTACGGAGAGTTAACTACACCAACTAGGCTTACTAACCTTGTTCAGTTCATTGCTAAACCCTTTAGGGTTTCTTGGGCTCAAAGCGAGGCACAAAAGTATACCAACGAAGATGAGTTGACAAGGCAGACAACCAAAGCTATTGCTAATTGGGGAAACTCAGCAGAGTACGACTTGGTTAGAAGTACGTTAACTTCAGGAGCTTCTGGAACTACACCAAAGATGAACGGTATAATCGCAGCTATCAGCAAATCATCTAATACTACAGCTCATTCTTCTGGAACAGTATTTTCAGCTTCAATTCTTAAAGGATTGATGAAAGAAAATTACGACAACGGAAAGGGAGAAGTAGCTACAGATTTGTTTGTTGGTTCTTATCTGAAAACTGTAATTGACGGTTTCACCGCATCATCCACTAAATTTATGAACGCTAAGGAGGCAAAAGTAACTGACTACATTGACGTTTATGATAGTGGTGCGTTCGGAAGAATCGCAGTTCACGTTCACAGATACGTTCAACAGTCTGGTGACGCTACTGGAAGAGTCCTTGCTGTAAGACCAGAAAAACTAAAAATTGCTTATTACGCTGAGCCCATCATAAAAGATGTTGCATCTCAGGGAACGTATAATCAAAAAGCAGTTTGGGGAGCCTTAACGGTTGAAGTAAGAAACCAAGACTCTAACTGGTTTGCATCAGGATTCAACATTGGCTAACAGGTTGGATAACAAGTAATAAAAACTTGCCTTCTCGTTTGAACCCAAAGTTATCCGAGGGATTCAAGCGGGATAGGATAACAGGCAAGTAAATTAAAATATGGAGATAAACCAAAAAGAATTAAGAAGGTCGTTTATAGCAGATACTATCAAATGGTATAGCAATAAATACCCCCAAAAGTTCAATGCTTGGATGAAGCACACAAGAGAAGTCAAAAATTCGAGGGCTAATATTTTTGGTTCAGATAAAGAATTAGATATGAGATTTCTTACATCAATTCCAACTGATTTGTATGATATTTTTGATGGAACACTTGATAGTCCTAAATTTCTTGAAGACAAAAATGAGTTAAGCTGGTTCGCTAAAAACTTTAAACACTTAGTAACATTTGAAAAATACTAATGAATAAAAAACTTTCATTGTGTATGATAGTTGGGCAACACGAAGATAGTCTATTATTAGATAGATGTCTTAAATCAGTTTCTGGTTATGTGGATGAAATAAATATAACCATAACCAAGAACGAGGACTCTATCGTGAATAATATAGGAAAATTGATTTCTGTATGCAACGACTACAATGCAAACATCTCATACTTTGACTGGGTTAATGATTTTTCAAAGGCAAGAAATTTCAATTTCAATAAGGCGACAGGAGATTACATCTTCTGGTGTGATATTGATGACGTTATAGTTGGAGCTAAAAACTTTCCAGTCATTATAAAGAAAATGGAAGAAGAAAAGGTTGATATTGGAGTAATGAACTACCTATACGACTTTGATGAATATGATGTATGTGTTGTTAAACATTTGAAGTCTAGAATAATTAGAAATGATGGATGTGTAAGATGGGTTGGTAATGTTCACGAAGATTTTGAAGAATTAAGGTCTATTTCATCTTATCTAATAGAAGACATAGAAGTAGAACATAGAACCAATAACATAAGAATAGAAAGTGCTAAAGCAAGAAACCTTGAGATAGCAGAAGATTGTTTAATAAAAGACAAAAAAGACCCAAGAAATTGGTGGCTTGTAGCTAATGCTAATCTCTCTCTCGGAAAACACAAAGAAGTTATAGAAAACTTTATTGAGTTTCTCAAAACATCCTCTTCTGAGATTGAGGTTATTACAGCTCTATGCCGTATGGCGAGTTCATATATGGCATTAGGAGATAGTAATAGTGCCATAGACTGTGCATTAAAAGTCATCGGAAAGAAACCTTGGTATCCTGATGGATACTTATGTCTTGGGGAAATATTTTTAAGACTTTGTAAATATAAACACGCTAAGGAATTGTTAGTTCAGGGTCTTTCAAAGGAACCAGCATTTGATGAGTATATAGTTTATAATCCGAGAGATTATGACTTCAATCCTTTGACAATGTTGGCTGATTGTTATTTTAATTTATCAAAACCAATAGAAGCGAAACAATGTCTTGAAAGATGTCTTGAAATCTATCCACAAAAGAAAGAGGTTAAGGCGACAATAGAAAAACTTGATGTTGAAATAAAGAAATTAAAAGAAGTTGATATTATATGTGATAAAGCCAGTAAGATTAAAGACAAAAGTAAACTTAAAGAATTATTAGAGAGTGTCCCTGTTGAATTAAAATCACACCCTAAAATATCTCATCTAAGGAATGTTCACTTCATAAAAGAAAAGAGTTCTGGAAAAGACTTGATTATATATTGTTTCTATACAGCAGAACCATTTAACCCAGATATAATAAATAATGAAGGTAGGGGTGGTTCAGAGGAGGCAGTATATCACGCTTCAAAGAGATTGTCAGATATTGGTTGGAATGTAACCGTTTATGCAAATACAGGAATACCAAAAGAGAAGAAGTTTGGAAATGTTAAATGGAAACCATTTTGGGATTTTAATATAAGAGATAAACAAGATATTCTTATTGTATGGCGACACCCACTAATGTTTGACTTTGATGATGTAAATGCCGACAAGAAATA